TGTTAATACATCGCCTGTTACGGCTGGTAAACCTGATGGCATTTCTACTCCTTAATAAGATAAAACGTTTTGTCCTAAGACACCGTAATCTACGTTGCCTATTATAAACCCATCTATGATCGGTTCGAGCGTTGTGAAGGTGGTTTTCCAACTATTTGGGGTGATATTTAGGCTCACTCCAAAAATCTGTAGGGTTTTCTCTATGACTGATCCGCCTGGCTGGGTGGTCTTAACTGTGATCGGGTCAAAGAAGTCAAGCTCTAGGGATGCCAGAATGCCTGTGTTGTAGTCAGGCGTGTATAGATCCAGCGTAATGGAATCTACTCGGATGCTGGTCTCAGCTCTAGATGCCACATAAGCCAGGGCATAGTCCAGGGCTACGGCATCGGTTTGCATCATAAGGTCATTTAAGAAGTAAGAATGCAAGAAGTACTTATCGATAGAGGCTTGGTTGGTTGCAACCTGTGGTGAGCCACCTGTTCTAGATACTGTTGCCTTGTTAAATACTAAAACATCATTAAGAATCCAGGTAGCATCTTTATAAAGGATGCCTGTGCCATCATCTGCAAAGAGTGTTGGTGTTGCGCCAATAGAGCTAACAGTTACTGATCTATCTTGAAATACAAACGAGCCGCTAGCATCTACATACAGTGCGCCGTATTCGCTGTTTTCGATTGTAGTCATAGCCTGTAGTGCTGTGCGGTTAGTGCCTGGATCTGCCTGCACTGTAGTTAAGCCCGGGTCTATATCACGCATAGAGTTAGGCCAGTCGATCTCATCTAAGATTTGGTTAATACGTGTGCCAGTTAAATCTCCAGCAGTTGCACCTGTGACTGTGCTGATCTGTGCGTTATTGGCTAATCTAAAGGCATCTACAGCCTGAATAGTTGTATATGCAACATCTTCTGCATCTTTAGGATATGTAGTTACATAGCTTGTAATAAAGCCTTGGAAGATCGGATAAACAATACCTGAGTAAGTAGCAGTGATCTGCACCTTACGCATAGGGCTTAGGTATGTATAGTAAGGGCTTGCTGGGTTTTGTGGGTTAAAGTCGCCGTTCTGATCTACTATGCGCAGTGTTAAATTGCCAGTTTGGAATTGATCCGAGAGTGCATTACGGCCACGCTTGGTCTGCACCGATAAAACTTGGCTAGATACATCAACAATTACAGCTGCTGAATCTGCAAAGACGTTTGTGCCAAAGATACCCTGGTCAAAGATCATAGCCTGGGCAGTTGCAGGCCCAGTGCTAAAGTTAATTATCGCATTTACTACAGGTACGGTCATTAGTTTAATGATCCAGCAGATGTAGTGCTATATCCGCTTCTCTGTGCTACCTGCACGCTATCGGCTATTAATTGAGCGAATTGATCGCCTGATTGAGCCACATCGATTGTAAGTCTAACGTCTGCATAAGACATTGGTGTACCTGATGTGCCTGGTGCATAAACTGGATTGCCACTACCCATTGGCACTGTGTAATCGATACTGCCTAAAGGCCCTTGTGGTATTGGGAATGCTGAACCTACGCCTGGAATGTTAAAGGCTGATGGCGGCACATAAGCACCTGCGGCAATTTTAGCGTTAATCTTGTTTATGAGAGAGTCATTCATTGCAGACATTTTGGCTATTTGTGCTGTTAATGATGATGCTGCGCCACCAAAGGCATCTGCCAAATCTTTGGCCTTTTTAGCAGCATCTAATTCAGCGTTGATCTTCTTGGCCAGTGCCTCATTGTTATCTAGTATGGCTATCTTGGCTTCAATACGTTTCTTTATTTCTTCATTAGTTTCATCATTCAATGCTTTGGTTAAGCCAATGCGCTCAAGATCAAACTTATCTTTAAGTTTATCTACCTCTGACTTGGCTTTAAGTGCAGCCAATTCAAGGGCTCTTTGTTTAGCCAAATCTTTTAGGATCTTAGTTTCTCTGCGTAATTGATCTAAGTAGGCTCTCGAAGCCGTACGTTCTGCGCCACCCCTATCAGAGCCAGTTTTAGCTCTTTCGCTTGCACCCAATTCTTGGAAACCAGCAATATATGCACCTAATACTGGAATGTTCTTTACGTTGAATAATACGCCACCAACTTTGGTGCTACCAAGTTTTTCTAATTTTGATGCCAATACGCCTATGCCTACGATTACATCTGCTGTGGCCCTGCCAAAACCATCCATAAGATCGGTTGCAGTTTGTATGTTGTTATCTTTGCCAAGCAAACTTAAAGCATCTAATATGCCTTTACCAATTTCTTCTTTAGCGTTTTCGGCGGATACTTTTAATAAATCCATTTTGCCAGCATAAGTATCTAATCTAGCTGCTGATTGGCCTGAAAACTTGCTATTAAGTTCGGCCATAATCTTATTCATATCGCCAGACTTAAGTGTGGCTTTACTTAGGCCAGCACCTAATCTACTAAGAGCTGTAGTTTGACCTGCATAACCTTTGGCTAATGCCTGGCTAACTTCTACCACGGACTTACCTGTAGCTGCGCTTATGTTTAATGCTGTGTTTAATGCATCCTGGCTAGTAGTAATTGATCCTGTAACAGTCAGCAATGATTGAAATGCTGGGCGTAGTTGGTCATCTAACACGCCTGTGGCTTGCTGTAGGCTGGCAATATACTTCTCAACACCTGGTGCGCTGAATTGGTAGCCAACGTTCTTTAATTGTTGCTCTAATGCCTTTGCAGCTTTCTCGTCGGCCATAAATGCTTGTACTGACTTCTTGCCAAAATTAACTACTGCTGTGGCACTAAAGACCCCAGCAAAGACTTTGCCAAAACTCTTAACTTGCTTTTCGAAAGCTGATACTTCCTTCTTGCCTTTTTTTAACCCTTTGTTATCAAAGGTGCTAAGTGCGGAGACTACTAAAGTTGGCACAATTACACGCCCCTAAATCCACGAGCTGATCGCTCTTTGTAAAAACCTAATACCTGATTTTTTTGCTCTAATGGTAATTTTTTGTAATACGCAAATATGGCATCATCTATAGCCTTCTTTAGATTTGCATAAACGTCGCCTTGTTCTTCTTTCCAAACCTTGTAAATAACTCGACCCTTATTCTTACGGCCTCTGCGACCCACTGAGCCAGCCATAGTTGCATCTACTACGCTTGGTAATGCTTGAATAAACTGAATGCCTGCATCTGGGTTTAGCGATGCGCCTTGTGACCCACGTGTTTTACGACCAGCAGTTTCATAGATAGCACCAGCAGCTGATTCGTTAGACACATAGTTGTATACAGAATAGCCGCTTCTGTTTTTCTTATTAGGGCCAAGTTTGTATTTGATACCCTGTCTAGCTGTATTTTGATCGTATGCAGGGAATGGTCTGCGCTGGCCTTCTTGTGGTTCAGCTTGTTTAAGCCACCCACTCAATACCTTGTCGTTGTCTGGAAACTCTTGTTTAGATCGATTAGCTACTTTAATCATGGGTGTTTTTAACGAGGCTTTGACGTTCTTAAACATATCCTCGTCTATCTCATCGATTGCTTTAAGGAACTCTCTAACGCCGTTTACTACGACTGGCATTTTTGATCTCCTTCGCCCGATCTGTTAAGACTTGTACGATGGCTGCGTACATTTCTGTATCCATGTTAATAAACTCGCTAGGCGCAATTCCTGTCTCTACACTTAAAGCGGCAATACTGTATAAAGTTGAATTACGCTGTATTATTTTTTTTCTTCGTCTAATACCTCTACAGTATCCAAAGTATCAATAAACTCTGAACCCCATACAGGTATTTGTGCGCCAGCCCTACGTAAGCATTCATAAGCCAGCCAGAAAATCTCTGTTTGACGTTCGTGCTCACGTAGGACTTTGCTAATGCCTGATCCGTACTTCAATTCGAAAGCGTACTCGACACCTGGAGTTATCTTGTGCTCTGATACTTCTCCATTAGCCCTTGTTATCTTTAGCTTTGCCATTGTTACTCCTTAGTTAGAATGCCACCGATGGGGACACTGTTATTGCGGAGTTTACTGTAAATGTGATGCTAGAGGTAGCAACCTCGGCCACGCCAGCAGTACCAACAGGGGTTAGGTTGTTTACTAAGATTGAGAACTGGTAGGAAGGGTTAGCAGCTGAAACTGTTGTTCCCTTGACTGTAATAACAGACACGGCAAGGGTCTTGCCAAACGCCTCATTAAGGGTTTGCATTACCTGGCTGTTTGCCCAGTCATTGATAAAGTCGATTGTAAAGGTGCCTGATTGTAGACCAGCAACAAACTTATGAGAAGAATCTCCCATAGCGGTTACTTCTAACTCATCTACGATCTGGTTGATTACTGCGCTAGTTACTAGCGAGCTAATATCGATTGATGGTGTTGTAGGCGCAGCATTGGTAGCCAACTTAACACCTACGTTATTATTTAAATAGATTGCCATTTAGTTATTCCTCGTCTTTCTTGGTTTGTGCAGTTG